CAGCCACACATTAATCTGTGGATAAGCAGGGGTTGCGCCTACCGCATCTGTTGTCTGGCCAGACTGGCGGTTAATCCACACTTGAATGGGGCGACCTTGGGTAATCTTATTTGGGATTGTCGAATAAGTAGAAACGCTGATTCGGCTAATGTTAATGTCCGTCTGATTACCGATCTGGCCAGGCTCAGTACGGATTACATGCTCAATTAAATCTACCGTATCTATTGGCAGATCATATGTTGTCTGCCCTTGCACTAAGATAATCTGGCCTTGCTCAATCGTCCACAAGTTAATGCCGCGATTAGCCCACTCTGTTAGCAGAAAGTTTAAGCTCCGGCGCGCCGTGCGAAAATCATAGCCAGTACGCAACTCCTTACCGCAACGCTCAAACGCCTCTTCAACCAACTCATTAAGAGTCGGGTTAAACGCTGTGGTAGAAGTTGTGTATGCCATTATTAAGCTTTCGTTTTACCGCGTATGCAGCAACCATCTGCACGTTCAGAAGCCGATCTAACTTTGCCGCCATTTTTAAAATCTCGGCTATATGTGACGCCAGCCTGCCAAGGCTCACCCATATTTTTGTCTCTCTTCTCACCATAGAATTCAAGAGAAGAATCTTTATCCAGTTTTTTACGATACTTTGCGCCGATGCCAGGAACTTTTACGCCGCCTTTAATGTTATCTCCACGAATACCCATTAAATCAGCATATGCCTCAAGCTCACTATCTTCATCTAATTTTTTCTTGCCGGATAAGCGGCCTCCACCAACTTGAACATTCTTTTGAAGTTCAAGAAACTGTGGTTGAAAACTTAAATCAAGATCTTTATCGGCCATTATTTTCTTGCCGCCCGCATGTTTTCTATCAGGTTAGGATACGGCCGACCAGCAGCTTTGGCCGCAGCCTTAGCAGCGGACTTCTTTGCTGGACTTAACTTCTTAGGCTTACCGAGTTTCTTAGGTCTGGCTTTATCCCATACCTCGCCACCCTCGGCATACTGAGTAAAGTCAGTATTATCCCGTCGCGCTTTCTTCTTGCCGCCAGGCATCTTGGAAGACATCACTGCCCCCATACCTCGGGACGCCATCATCTCAGCACTTCCCGCCTTTAACAGCAGCCTTAACACCACCCATCTTTACTTGCTTGCCGACAGTCTTGCCTTTAATAGCAACGCCGTCACGGCTAGGAGCGGCAGTCTTTACTGCGCCCATTTTGGAAGCAATAATGCCGCCCTTTTTCATAGCTTTCATCTCGCCCTCTTCATGCTTAATCATTGATTTAGGAGCGCCCTTTTTCTTCATGAACGCCACTTCTTTACCAACCATCTTTTTAGACTCAGCCATACCGCCTCCAGATTTAGTAAACTCTTTGCCCACTTTTGTAGGCACTCCCACCTTCTTTGCGAATGCAGGACTATGCGCCACGGCCTGCATAAAGCGCTCTTGTTTCTTCGACACTGTAGGCATTATGCCCTCGTCTTACCACGAATAGCAATGCCATCAGCACGGGAGGATGCGGAACCCATCTTAGGCTTAGCAACTTTGACTGCGCCCATCTTGCTGGCCTTGATAGAGCCACCATTCTTGAAGCCAATACGGCCCATGTTATCTCTTACCTCTTTCTCGCCAGCCTTCTGCTCTTCAGCTTGCTTACGATCTGCTTTTTCTTGCGCGGCTTGGCGTTTCATTGAGGCTAAAGTTTCCGCTGGAATTGGCGGCTCTTTCTTTTCCTCTGTCTTGCCACCGCCCGCATAGCAAACTTCTCCGCCCTTTTTCATCGCTTGATAGGGGGCCGTTGGCATTTGGCGTGGTGGCATAGCGCCTGGTGGCATTGGACGCTGTGGCATACCCGCTGGCGGTTGCATACCCACACCTCCGCGCATATTTTGCGGAAGGGGCATCCCACCTTGGGGATTAGGGCGCACAGGCATACCGACTTGCGGCATCTGCGGGCCTAAGCGTTGGTTTTGAAGTCTTACTCTTGGATCAATAGCCATGATTAAACCATCCTTCCTTTTGTTTTGCCGCGCTGGGCGATACCGTCACCACGACTAGAAGCCGATGTCATTTTTGGTTTTGCAGTTTTTACAGAACCCATCTTGGACGCCTTAACAGATCCACCATGTTTAAACCGGCTAAGCTTAAGTGCTTCTGTGCCAAGTTGTACGGCTTTATTCGCCAACTTAGGAATGCCATCATCATAAATAGTGCGTAGATCGTCCATACGCTTGCCGACTTCTCTGCTGCCTCTTGTGGCTAGATCTCTACCCGTGCTTGCTATGTATGGCTCAATCCGCTTACCAACTTCTTTAGCGCCGCGTAAAGCACCAAGAGCAGAACGACCAGCCTTAAGTAATGGGCCGCCAATAATCAGTGCTTCTGGATGCGACTCTTCCAGTGCTTGAGCGCGCTCTTGCTTTTTTCTAGCAGCTAGTTGCTCTGGAGTAGCTTCTGGAACTTTGTTAGATGGGGCCGTTTTGTTGCCGCGAGGCTTCAAATTGCGTTCTTTGTTTAGAAACTCTCTGAGAGTAAGGCCGGAATCTGCAAGTTCTTTCTTGGATACGATACGGCCAGCCTGACGAATTGGCTTAACCGGCTCAGCCTCACCCTTGCCGGCTTCAGCCTTATAAGATGCTGTCTTATCGCCTGTATATAAATCTTTTGGCTTTTGCGCAAACTCAGCATTAACATCGCCCTGATTGGACTCTCTGTCCTTGCGGTCATCCATCGCTTTAGTAAACCGATCAAGCGCCTCTTTATCCATCTTAGGCTCACGCTTGCCCAGCGACGCGTAGTCATAAGTACCTACATCACCACCCTCGTCAAACCGCTTTGCTCGTTTCTTAGCCATGATTACTTGCCTTTGCTAATAAGCTGGTCAATTTTTTCTTCCAAGCGGTTAAACCGTTGGTCAATATGATCTGTAACTCTTGCCACTTCTGCTTTAGTTGCTGTATCACGAGCAATCTCCTCACGAGTTCTGTTCAACAGAATCGTTACACGCGCAAGTTCTGAAAACTTCTCATGCGCAATATATGCGAATAGCCCGGTAAATAATGTTAAGCCGCCGGTCCACGCTACTGTGATTTCCATACTCAACATTTCCATCTCTTCAGTGACGCCGCCTTGCGTGTCGGTTGGCCCTTCTCGTCCTTCATCGGACCGGGCATGCCGCTCATGCGAGCGCAGAATGATTTCTTACGTGGCCCACCTTCTGGCTGTGGAGCCTTCAGGTTTGATCCAGTTGCTGCGTTGTACTTGGCACGACCTTTGGCCGTCAACCCAGCCCCCTGCTTAACAGGAAGCTTTTCACCGCGACCGACAGCAAGGGATGGGGCCTTCTTAGCCATAGAACACTGTAACGTGTGTGCTGGCCCCTACAAAAAGTCTTATGCCATTATGGGCAAGGACGCCTTCGCCGGGGATAGTTACGTTGTACGCTGTTTGATTTGACGCATCTAGTTGTAATAGAACATCGTTCCATACAGTTACATTGCCGCTTGCAGCCCCTGAATTAGCAACAGTGACTGTAAATGTGTTTGTGTTGGTAACGGTTTGTACTTGGTAAGGATTGTCCGTCAAATCCCAATCCAAATAGACCCAGCTTCCTGCTATTAAACCGTGATCCGTTGCTGTAATGGTTGCCGTAGTAGTTGTTCTTGCATAAGTTCCGCTAACACTATTGTCGTCTACTATAACGGTGTACTCAGTTGCGCCAGAAAATGGGAAAACAACAGCCCCTTTTAATCGAGTGCGACTGCCTACCATTAGCCCACTTACGCTACCATGCTGCGACTTAACGTCTGTTTGCATCATAATAATCTCCTGAATGGTTAAACGGGGGCCGAAGCCCCCAGATTATTAGACGTTCTGCATGCCAACGTAAGGGTCAGTCACATAGTACGTGATCGTGCCGGAGCAAGGGCCAGTACCAGCCGACGCGCCCGTGGCTGCGGTCAGATAGACCAACTCAGTCGTGGACATTGGGATACCAAGCGAAGCGCCAGGCAGGGTAGCCGTAGCCAGCGTTGTAGCTGTACGAGTCGTAGGCTGCTCATTGACCAAGCCAGCAGGAGTTGCTGTGCCGGTGGTGTACAGCGTGAAGCCGAAGTCCAGTGTGCCAGCCGTGGTCGATGCAACAGTCGTAGAAACTGCCGTGATAACCGCGCCCGCTGGGAGAATTACGTTTTGGCCGCTAGCTTGGTTTTTGACGTTGCCGGTTTGCGTAGCAATATCAGCGACGTACCAGTTGGCTACCATAACGCCAGTGCCACAATATGCGGTGCGAGTTTGATCGCCGCCGCCCGAACGCCAAATGCTTTGGGTAGTAGAAACTGCCATGATGAATTTTCCTAACATGCTAGTTAAGCGCAAGCGATCTGCATGTAGTCAGCCGGGGACTGTTCGCAAGCACCGGATTACCCCGGAATTACTTACTTTATACTATCAGCAGGGATGCGCGTCAAGCATATTTGAACGACCAATTCTTGTACGGACCACGGGTTAAAACCTTGCCTGATTTGAGCGCCCGATTGGCTGTCGGCGGCTTTATATTCAACGCCTCCCGTAAGGCTAAGATACTAGAATAGGTTGTGATATTGCCCGCCGCGTCTGTAGCTACAACAGCTTTGCTCACCTTTTCCGCGTGATCTGGGCGCTGCTTGCCGTACCAGAAATTACCCTCTCCTGATAGCTTGGCGGATATTTTTTCCTTCACAGAAGCCGGAACAATATGCCCTTGCATTGACTTGCGCCGCTTAACTTTCTCTTCTTCTGTTTGGATTCTTAGTTTTGCCGCCGCTCCAATTCTGGCCTTGGCGTCCTCCGTGTGAGTAAATGTTTTCCCAAACATTGAATTTTTTTCCCCATACATTCCTGTTTGCGGGGAGGTGGCGTCCATAGCTATGTTGTAACAATAAATTTTCCCAACATGCTCTTTGAGCCAAACGTTTTCTGCGGCAAGAATATCTGCTATTTCATTTAACTCTTCAACAATAACAAATGTAAATGCCTGCTCTTTATATTTTGCCCAAGCGGATTGTAAGTGTTTATTTGCGTGGGTTCCACGACGCAGCATCCACCAATGAACTCGTTTACGCCTAGTAAAATCTTCCGCGCTTCCAACATAAAACTTGTTATTAATTACGTTAATAATTTTATAGATCCCTCGCGCCATATCTTCTCCTAAGTAGTGTAAGATAAGAATACACTAGATTAACAGATAACACAACATAAATAAAAGAAGGGGCCGAAGCCCCCTCATTTGCCTTATAAATCAATGACTTATTAGGCGCCTACTGAACCGTACATGCCCAGGGGGTCACTCCAGCCAAAGCTGTAGCGCTCACGGGACTTGTAACGGACGTTACCAGTATCGAAGTCGCCATCCATCGAATTGGACAGTGCTGTACGTACAAAATGCTTCATGCCGTTAGGAACATCAGTGGTCAGGAACCATGCGTTCGTATCGGTCAGGAAGTTGTTGACGGTGTAGCCACCAGACACGGAACCGTTGTTCTTGATCGCGTTGATGTCGTTGTCATTGGTACCGACACGGAGTTCGGTTTCCAGCAGACGGGTTGCGACGAATTGCAGCGATGGTGGAACAATCAGCTTCTTAGGCTTAGCAGCAATCAGCAGGCCACGCTCATCAGTCCATGCGGCGATTTGAATAACGGCGGCTTCCAAGGAAGTCTCGTTCAAGTCGGCTGGGGTTGAAGGAATGTTGCTGTTGGTGCCGCCAGAAGTCAGCGGATGCGAAGCCGAGAACAGTGGAACGCCATCGCCGCCGTAATAAGCAGCGGTATTGGTGAAGCCATTGTTCAGGACGTTAGCGGCCTTAACTTGCTTGGTGTATGCCATAGCACGAGCCAGCGACTTGGTATAACGAGCCGACAGGCTGTCATACAGGTTGTCTTCGATGGCCTCTTCGGTCAGCGAGAAACCCAGTGCGATGGTTTCGTGGTTGTAGCGAGCAGTCCATGCTTCCTGTGCGTTGTCATAAGCGATGGCTGAGCCTTCGTTTTTGACTGGCGCGGCGGAGAAGCCTGACAGCTTGGTCTCTTCTTCGAACGAACGCTCAGAGGTCTCTGTTTCGTAGATCTCTTTGTGTTGCTCGCCGTAGGTTGCATACTCAAGACCGAACAAAGCGTTCAGGCCCGGGAGCAGTTCTTTAAGTAGTTGTGCGCGTGAAATAGCCATGATTTAGCTCCTTAGATGCCGACGGCGTTATTGTACGAATGGTAGCCAAAGTTCAACTTAACGATGAACTCAACATAGGCACCAGCCGAGTTAGCGGTGTCAGGCACCACATCAACGATTCGCAGTGGCAAGCTAGCAGTGGTTGCACCAGCAGCACTGTAGATACCAACCTTAGAATTGCCAGTTGTAGTTGAACCTGAATTCAACACCAAGCGGGCATTGCTGCCAACCATCGTTTGACCCAGATACGCAGGCAACAGACCAGACGAAGTATTGTTCACGGTAGTACCGGCAACATTAACTGCTTTATACAGTTGGTCTGGATCATCAGCGATGAAAGCGACAATGTTAGTAGCGCCAGCAACGCCAGGCCAGTATTGCGAGAACGTCAGTTGATTCGTGCTTGGATTGGTATACGAACAACCCACAAACACACCAACAACACCAGCTAAAGGCGTAGCATCATCAGCAAGCGGGGAGTTCTCAATCGTGCCACCAGCTACCAGAGTAACAACGCCGCCATTAAAAATAGCAGTGGTGTACGAAGCAGCGATAGGTAGTTGTCGGGTTGCGCCGGCAAAGACCTGACCACCAATCA